GTGACGCTCCCCCAGGCGTGCTTTGCGTATCCTGGCAGAGTGACGCTCACCATCAAGCTGACGGATGGCACCACGATCACGCAGGCGCTCTCCATGTCTGCTGTGGTGGTACGCACCAGCACGGATGTCGTGGTGGATCCTGGCGATGTGGTGCCTGACATTGGCTCTCTCCAGGCGGCAGCGGCAGAAGCGACAGCGGCAGCGGCTGACGCAAGGGCTGCGGCGTCCTCTGCTGTGCGCTACGACACCGCCCAGAGCCTGACGGACGCGCAGAAGGAGCAGGCGCGGAAGAATATCGGGACGGCAAGACAGGACGCGGTGGCGATCATTAGCCGCGGACATGGCGAAAACCTGATCGCTCTGACGGATTTCACAGAGGTCTACGGCAGTGGTACAACTTACGCCGTTGATACCGAGAACCAGACGGTAACAGTCACATCCACAAGCGGTTCATACCGTTGTTTGCAGACGCCAGTCAATTGGGTGCAAAACCATTTGACGCCCGGACACACCTACAGACTACACGCCAAAGCCGCGAAAGTGAGTGGAAGCCCGGAAGCAAAGGCGTCATTCCGAGGTGGTGAAAACGGCGCAGATTCCATTAATCGTGGCGCGAGCGTCATCTACCCTGATCCGAACAACGGCGGCGATGCTTTTGTCGACTACACCGTTGACAGATTCACGAGACGCATCACGCTGTTTGTTTCCTTTGGTAGAGCGAATGCCGCTTCTGTGGTATTCTCTGACATCTGGCTTGTTGATGTCACGGATGCAAGGAATCTCGCGCCCGTAGACACCACCACCGCCACCGCCACCCATGCGTCTGGCAGTCTGCTGACCGTAAGCGGACAGCTGTACAAGGCCACGCAGGCCATCGCGACAGGAGAAACCATCACCCCCGGCACGAACGTATCGCCAACCACCGTAGCGGCACAGCTTGCTGAGAGGGATACAGCGATTGCGGCAGAGACGGCGGCAAGGGAGACGGCGATTGAGGAATTGCCGATGAGCGCTTCAGCGTACTTTGCTGGACTGCTTGGAGCGAACGGGAGCAATACCATGAACGGCAAGCGAATAACCGTAGCTGGGAATCGTGTGCGGCTGGAAGGTGTCAGCACAAGTGGAAATTCCACTTATGCGATGTTTAACGTACTCGGCAATGTAGGGTCTGTAAATGGCACATATAGTGAGACAAACGCGAAGAACCTTTTTGCACAAGGGGCTTGCTTCACGAATAATACTGAGCGCCCGATTTTTGCCCAAAATTCCGCAGCGATTCTCCGTGTAGCCTTCGTAAAGAGATCCGAACGCGCGACACCGCAAGAATGGGAGTGGGGATACGGCCTATACACCTACAATGCTGATACGGATACTTTAACACAGGGTTATCATGGGTATTGGCAAGCCGGAGCAAACGGAATGCTCATCGTTGACAGGCCTTTGTCTGCCGAGTTCATTCAGGCAGTAATAGACAACGGAACGCTATCGCTTGTCATCTATGGTAAAGGAAATTCGCAGTATATTGGCAATTCGATCGACCTGTGCTGGGAAATCATCCCTGTAGCACCCACGACCTAATCGAAAGGAGAATGACTCATGACCTACTACTCTGAGCGGAAATCCATCAAGAACGGCGCACCCCAGCTCTCCGTCTACAAGACGGGTGAGCGCGCCGCCATGGAGCGGCAGTACCACCTGTTCTGCGCCTCTGCCGCCACCAACACGGACGGCTTCGAGGTGGACTCCATCGAGTGGGGCACCATCGAGCAGGGCGTGGTCGAGCGCCACGTCTGGACGCACGAACCCGCAGAGACTTCGGCGGATACTCCTGCGGAGACCCCGGCGGAGTAAGAAAGGGGGCGGCGGCATGGCGGTGCTGGCTGTTGTCCTGATCCTGTCCCTGTCCGCTGCCCTCATCTACGCGGGGGCGGTGGAGATCAACCGCAGGGCAGAGCGTTGGGAGCGGTACGAAAAGTGGATGCACCCGCCCGACGATGACGACGGGGTGAGCGTGCTGGAGGGGAAAGACAATGCAGACACTTGAAAAGGTCCAGACCGTCCTGGACGGCCTGAAGGACGCGGGAACGCCGGCGCCGGAAATCATCCGGCAGCTGGCACCCCTGTGCCTGGGCTGGCCCTACGTGTTCGGCGCGTGGGGCGAGGAATGCGTCCCCAGCAAGCGCGGAATACGGATGCGGTCTGAGCATCCCACCATCAAAAGCGCCTGCCGTGTCCTCTCCGGCGACTATGACTGGAAAAACATCCACAGCCGGAAATATTGCGGCACGTGCCAATGGGCCCAGGGCGCCCGAATGTTCGACTGCCGGGGCTTCACCCGGTGGCTCCTGCAGCAGGCCGGGCTGGACATCGCCGGCAGCGGCGCCACCTCCCAGTGGGACACCGCGGCCAACTGGACCCAGCGCGGGGAGATCGCCCAGATGCCCGACGTGGTCTGCGTGCTCTTCCGCCGCAAGGCCGGCCGCATGGAGCACACCGGCATGCACCTGGGCAGCGGGCGGGTGATCCACTGCTCCCGCAACGTGGAGGAGGGCGCCCTCAAGGGCGGCAACTGGACCCACTACGCCATCCCCCGGGGCCTGTACGACGAGCGGGAGATCCCCGTCAGCCCTGTCCGGCGCACCCTCCGCAAGGGCGCCCAGGGCGCGGACGTGAAGACCCTGCAGACCTTCCTCATCGCCTGGGGCTGTGAGCCCGGCACCCCCGACGGCATCTTCGGCAAACAGACCGACGCCGCCCTCCGGGCCTTCCAGCGCGCCCAGGGCCTCACCGTGGACGGGGTCTGCGGCCCCGCCACCTGGACCGCCCTCGCCCAGCCCGTGGAGACCTACACCATCCGCATTGAGGGCGCGACGTACCAGCAGTACCGGCGCATTCTGGACATCTGCCCCCTGGCAGAGGCCACAAAGGAGGTGACGGACCATGATTGAGCCGTGGATCCCGGCCATCTCCGCCCTGGGCACCGGGCTGCTGTCGCTGTTCGGCGTGTACCTCGCCAACCGGAAGAACGCCCACCTGGTGATCTACCGCCTGGAGCAGCTGGAGCACAAGGTGGACAAGCACAACGGCCTGGTGGAGCGGATGACCGCCGTGGAGGTCAAGATCAAGGACATGGGAGAACAGATTTCGGACTTGAAGAAGAAGGTGAGCGCATGAAAAAGAGAGACTGGGGCAAGTGGTTCGCCGCTGCCGGCATCCGCGCCGTGAAGACCATCGCCCAGACCGCCGTGGCCACCATCGGCACCTCGGCGGTGCTGTCGGAGGTCAACTGGATCATGGTGGGCAGCGCGTCGCTGCTGGCGGGGATTCTGAGCCTGCTGACGAGCGTGGCGGGCCTGCCGGAAGTGCCGGACGAAGCGGGGGAGTAACTATTCCCAACGTGTTCCCAACACCGACACAAGAAGCGCGCACGGCTGAGCAGTTTTGGACGCCCCTGCTAAGGGAGTAGTGGCTTTACCGCCAGCCCGGGTTCAAATCCCGGCTTCTCCGCCAAAAACCCCGCAGATACTGGATCTGCGGGGCTCTTTTTTTGTCTGTTTTTGGGGCTTCTCTGGCGCAGAATTGTGCGCTATTGTCCGCTACTCCCAACACGGTTCCCAACACAGGCAGAGGGCGGGATGGGTTATTCCCAACAGCCTGTTCCCAACAATCAGACGGGGCGCTTGAGGGCGCTGGCGGCCTCCTGGACATCGGCGGTCTGCGGGTGGGCGTAGCGATCCAGCATCTTGGTGGTGGACCAGCGCATGTACTTGCGCACGGTCTGCGGGGCGATGCCCTCGGTGATGGCCAGGGCGGTGGCCGTGGTGTGCCGGCAGGAGTAGGGCGTCAGACGGCGGCAGCCGGCGGCCTCCAGGGCGGCGTAGTAGTCGGCATAGAACACGTCCGTGTTGTGGCACCAGATGTAGCCGCTGGCCTGGGCGCGGTCGATCAGATCGCCCACCAGGGGCAGGATGGCCTCCGGCAGGACGATGGGCGCCGAGCGGCGGACGGCGGTCTTCATGCCGACGCCGGTGATAGTCTTGGCGGCAAGGTCGATGTGCTCCACCTTCAGGGCCTGCGCCTCGCCGGGCATCATGCCGGTGTAGATCATCAGCAGCGGGATGGCCGCCCGGATGTCGCCGGACTCGTACAGCCGCCAGAGCGCCGTCTGCTCCTCCACCGTGAAGGGCTGGCGCTCCTTCTCCTGCAGCTGCGGCAGGGTGATAAACGAGGGCGTGTCCTTGTCTGCGTAGCGGTCAGCGGCGGCCAGGTTGAAGAGGATCGTCAACACGGTTTTGCAGTCCTTGGCGGTGTAGTAGGTGGGCGCGGCCTCGGCCACCGTGTCCCGGAGGATGGAGGCGGTGAGCGTGTCGATCCGGGCGTCGTGGATCCGGGACAGCTTGCCCCAGGCGATGCGGTAGGCGGTCTGCTTGGACTTCGACAGCTGCTGATACTCCGCGCGGGTGTAGGCGTCCCAGTACCAGGAGAGCCGCGGGGCCTGCTGCGGACGCTCTATCCCGCCGGACAGCAGGAGCGGACAGGCGGCCAGGGCCTCCGCCTTGGTGCGGAAGCCGCCCTTGGTGCGCTTGATGGAGATGGGCTTCTTGGCCGGATCATCCGGCAGGCGGTAGCCCACCACCACCTGGGCGCTCCAGGTGCGGCCCCGGCGGAAGGCAGTGCCCTGGCCATTGCCGCGTTTCTTCGGTACGCCGCCGGCAGCGGTGAGGCGCCGCCCGCAGTAGCAGCAGAGCACGGCGTCGTCCGGGATCTCGCGGGTGCACTTTGGGCAGATCATTCGGCATCCGCTTCTTTCTTCTTCTTGGCCGTCATGCGGGGATAGGTGGCAAGGATGAACTTCGCCAGAGCTTCGGCATCACTCAGCGCGCGGTGGGCCTGATCGTTCTCTATGCCGGCAGCCTTCAGGAGCGTGCTCTGTTTCTTGTTGTCTGCTTCAGGCCAGTACCGCGCCAGCTGCATCGTGTCAAAGAAGGCCGACGGAATCGCAAGGTTATACCGAAGACACGCCTGCAGGATAAAGCGGCCATCAAAGCCGGCATTGTGCGCCACAAGGACATCATCGCCGACAAACTCCAGGAAGTCCGGCAAGACTTCACAGAGCCATGGCTGACCGTCCACCATCGGCTGGGTGATCCCATTGACTGCAGTAGCCTCTCCTGGAATAATCCTGCGCGGGTCCACCATGGTGTGGTATGTCTCGGTGACCTGGCTGTTCTTCACACGCACCGCGCCGATCTCTACGATGGCATCATCTGTATAACTCAGACCGGTCGTTTCCAGGTCTACAACCACAAAGCAGTCAGGAATGACCTTCTTGAACTGGGTGACGGTGAGCGTCTTCGCACTGGCGTCAAGGCGGGGCGGCACTTTGAACTTCAAGGCCGTCGGCGTACTGAGGGCGGCATCTATGCGCGCCTGGTCCTTCGCTTCCTGTTCTTCTTTCGCGCGTTTCCTGGCAGCTTCTTCCCGAGCGCGGCGCTGCTGGGCCTCTTCCATTTTCCGCTTCTCTTCCTCAAGCCTGTGACGGCGCTCCTGTTCCGCCTGGGCCTGGGCAGCAGCTGCCCGCCGGCGCCGAATGATCGGCACAACAACCGCCGCGATGATGATCACGACCGCAATGATGCCGCCGATCAGATAGCCGTTCAGAATCGATTTGATCAGATCCATGGTGATACCTCCTTCATTCTTCAATGTCCAGTGCGTTGAGTACGGTACGACGGTCTTTCGGGCTGGCAGATCTGAAGGCGTCCACGACGCGGCGCTCCAGCTCCGTCAGGTCGTCAGCCGGTGCCCGGTCATAGCCCGGCTGATCGAATCCGCTGTCATCGTAGCCGCCGATCCCCGGGGAGTCCCACATCATGGCCATCCTGGCGTCTATCTGTAGTGCGTTGGTGATCTTCTGCAGAACATCCAGCGGCAGCTTGCCAGTGTAGCCGGTGAAATAGCGCTGAATGGTAGACTTCGGAATGCCGGTCAGGCGGGCCAGGTCTGAATAAGATAGGCCTGTGCGCTCCTTCGCCTCGTTCAGGCGTTTCACAACGTCGTTCATGGTATCATCCTCCTTGACGCCATTATAATGGAAGCGTCCCAAAATAGCAACACAAAATCACAAAAAAATATGATTTCGTCCCAAAAATGGGTTGACACGGGTGGTGTACCTGTGGTACACTCTGTCCCAGAAACGGGACGCAAGGAGGTGAGAACATGGTCAACGCAAACCTGCTCCGGGGGAAGATGGTCAGCGCGGGGTACACACAAAAAGAGCTGGCGAGTGCGCTCGGAATGTCCGAAAACACGCTCTCTGCCAAGCTCAACGGGTCGAGTTCCTTCACGCTGAAGGAGGTCTACGCCATCTGTAGCCTGCTGCACATCAGCGACTTCCGGGAAAAGTGCGAAATTTTTTTGCCCGAATCGTCCCAATAATGGGACGGCAGAAAGGACGACACCACATGACAGAGCGCGAGGCGAAGATGATCGCCGCCTACATCCCCAACCCGCCGGACCCGACGCTGGAGTTTGGCGAGTACTACTTCCTGCAGAACAAGAGCGGCACCGAGCGCGTGATCCGGGTCTTCGCCCTGGACTGCTACCCACACAAGGACGGCACGGCCTACGGCTGCTACCGCCAGATGGGTGGCCGCATGGTGCACGTGGACGACGGCTGGGACTCGGGCCCGTACCACGGGATCTACCTCTCCCAGCTCTACGACAACAAGGAAGACTGCCGCAACCAGACCCACAGCTGGTTTGAGCGGTGGGAGGATCTGCGGCGGCTTCAGCAAGAGGAGGCGAGAGCGTGACCATCGACGAGATCACCCGCAGCACCAAGGAGGTGCTCACCCCCACGGACATCGCGGAAGTCATCGGCGCGGATCCCTACGGCATCAACCGCATGGCCAGGGAGAACCCTGCCGCCCTGGGCTTCCCGACGATCGTCATCGGCAACCGGGTGAAGATCCCCCGGCGGGGCTTCCTCCACTACATGATGTACGGCAACGCCCCCGTGGCCCCGGAGATGGCGATCTATGCCGGCATCGAGGAGAGGGAGGAGGTGAGACAACAGACATGAACGCGCAGACAACGACCGACCCGCGGGTGCAGGCGGACACCGTGGCCACCCTGGCCAGACAGATCGCCGCGGTGGCCACCCTGATGGCCTGCCAGGCGGATGACCTGGGCTGCGGGAGCGATGCCGCCCGGGCAGACCTGAACGAGCTGCTCTGCCTGCAGGAGGGGCTGACCCGGACGCTCAGCCGGCGGGCCCACGACCTGGCCCAGGCCCTGAGCACGCAAAAACCCGGCGGCTGACGCGCCAGCACACCGGGCCGAAAGGACGCCGGGGACACCACTCCCCAACGCCCACATTGTACCACACAAGACCGACAATTGCAAGAAAGGACGAGGACACCATGACCGCACAAGACCGCGCAGAGCTCCGCGAACTGCTGACCGCCCTGAAGTGGGCGGCTGCCGCCCTGCTGGTGGGCGCGGGCTTCCTGATGCCGCTGTGGCTTGTCTGAGCGGCGACACCTGACACGAAAAAAGCGACAAGAAAGGACGGACAAGAACATGGTACGCAATGCAAACGACCTGCGCGCGATGGCCCAGATCGGCAGCGACGCCGCCATCCAGTACGTGGAGGCGAACGGCTACGAGGCCCGGGTGATGCGCTGGAAGCTGAGGATCGACATCCCCGTGGACGTGGCCGAGCGCACCGCCCAGACCACCGCCATCATGTACATCTGGAACGCCATGAGCGGCTACGACCTGGGCAAGCTGTGCCGGGAGTGGCTGGCCTACGGCTACGAGCTGAGCGCCGCCGCGGTGCTGGAAGCCTGTACCGGTGAGGACGGCGAGCAGCCGAAGCCCTCGCTGACGGGATCGGAGGTGTGAGCATGGCCACCTTCAGAGAGATCGATGAGGCCATCCTGGCCCTGACCGACCCCGAGACCGGCGAGATCCTGGACGTGCAGGCCTTCGAGCAGCTGCAGATGGAGCGCACACAGAAGGCCGAAAACATGGCTCTGTGGGCCCTCGACCTGGACGATGAGGTGCAGGCCATCGACGGCGAGCTGACCCGCCTGCTGGCCCGGAAACGGGCCGCGCAGAACAAGGCAAAATCCCTCCGCCAGTACCTGGGCATCATCCTGAACGGCGAGAAGCTCAAGACCCCGCTGGTGACCGTCAGCTACCGCCGGACGCCGGCGGTGGAGGTGGAGGATGAGCACGCGCTGATCGAGTGGGCCCAGCGCTCCACCGAGCACGGCGACACCGCCCTGCGGTACCGGGAGCCGGAGATCAGCAAGGCCGGCGTGCGCCAGCTGATCGAGGAGGGCGTGGCCGTCCCCGGCGCGCAGATCGTGACGCACGTGTCGACGATCATCAAGTGACCCGGCCGCACGCGCGTGACCGCGTGCATTCCATCGCACTGCCGCGGGTGCTGCCAACGCCCGCGTGATCCCCGGACGGCCAGCGCTGTGCAGACAGGGAAACGGCTCCTCTTTCACCCCGCGCCGCCGGGCTCGGCATGGAGGAATCCTATCTGGCGTACACTACCTCCGCCGCCGCGAAGCCTGGCCGCTGCGTCCGTCCATATTCTGAGACACCACAACGACCTGAAAGGACGTGATCCCCATCGCTATTCCGATCCTGATCCTCGGCGAGTCCGGCACCGGCAAGTCCGCCAGCCTGCGGAACTTCCGCCCCGGCGAGGTCGCCCTGATCAACGTCGCCGGCAAGCCGCTGCCGTTCCGCAACAGCCTGCCGAGCCTCACCACCGACAGCTACACCCAGATCGCCGACGCCCTGCGCCGGATGCAGACCCCCGTGGCCGTGATCGATGACGCCCAGTACCTGATGGCCAACGCCTACATGCGCCGCTCCACCGAGATGGGCTACCAGAAATTCACCGACATCGCCCGGGACTACTGGCACCTGGTGGCGGAAGTCATTCCCCGCGCGGTGCCGGATGACCGCACCGTGTACATCCTCAGCCACGTGGAGACCACCGACCAGGGCCGGGAGAAGGCCAAGACCATCGGCAGGTTGCTGGACGACAAGATCACCGTGGAGGGCCTCTTCTCCATCGTGCTGAAGACGGCCGTGAAGGACGGCGCCTTCTACTTCTCCACCGTCAACAGCGGGAGGGACACCGTGAAGGCGCCCATGGGCCTGTTCTCCGCCCCGCTGATTGACAACGACCTGCGGGCCGTGGACGTGGCCATCCGCGAGTACTACGGCCTGCCCCAGCTGGAGGGCTTCCAGCCCCGCACCGATACCGCCCCGGCGCCTGCCCGGGCCACCGTGAAGAAAGGAGACACAGTCCATGATTAACTTCCCGAACAAAGCGAACTTCAAGCCCGCGGAGGGCACCCAGGCCGCCGCCTTCCCGCCCCTGCCCGCCGGCGCCTACGTGGGCAAGATCTACGGCGCGCGGATGGAGGACACCCCCAGCGGCCAGCGCCTGGCCATCCAGGTGGACGTGGAGGAGGGCGAGCACGCGGGCTATTACCACCGCCGCTACAACGCCGACCAGGGCGGCCGGTTCACCGCCCGCTACAGGGGCGTCACCCGCCTGAGCGTTCCCAATGCCGGCACCGACGCCCAGCGCGCCGAGTGGCAGACCCGCGCCTTCGAGAACCTGGCCTTCGCCCTGGAAGAGTCCAACGACGGCTACCACTGGGACTGGGACGAGAGCAAGCTCACCGGCCTGGCCGTGGGCTTCACCGTCCGGGAGAAGGACTACTACATCCCCGAAAGCGGCAACAGCGGCACCACCACCGAGATCGCCGGCTTCTGGCCGGTGGCCAAGGTGCGCGCCGGTGAGGTGCGCACGCCCCGGAAGCGGGAGCTGAGCGCCGCCGACCGCGCCCGGATGGAGCAGGCCGCCGCCGACACCGCCGCGGGATTCACCCCCGCCCCCCAGGAACAGGTCGAGCTGCCCTTCTAAGGGGGCGCGGCCATGATCCTGGAAGACACCCGCCAGCAGGCGGGCAAGCACAACAACGTGGAGCGCTACCTGACCGCTGCCGGGATTCCCTGGGAGCGGCAGGCGCTCTTCGTGGGCGACTACACCCAGGCCCATGACGGCCGCCGCGCCGTGGACACCAAACAGAGCGTGCTGGAGCTCATCCACGACATCTGCTCAGGCGATCACGAACGATTCGCCCGGGAGTGTGAGCGCGCACAGGCTGCCGGCATCCGGCTGCTGATTCTCACCGAGGAGCAGCTCCCGCCCGGCGGCCTGGCCGCCTGGGTATCCCCCAGGAACAAGACCGGCAGGCCCCTGACCGCCACCAAACCGGAGACCCTCCGCCGCGCCATGATCACCATGACGGCCAAGTACGGCGTACAGTTCCGGTTCTGCGACGCGCGGTCCACCGGCCGCCTGGTGGTGGAATACCTGACCCTGGGCACACTGGAAGGGGTGATCGTATGAACGTAAGGGACGCCGCCGACATCCTGAAGGAGACCCTCACCGCCGCCGACGTGGCGCGGATGTACGGCATGGAGCCGGGCAGGAACAATACCATGGTCTGCCCCTTCCACAGCGACCGGGACGCCAGCCTCCACCTCTACCCCGGCACCCGCGGATGGTGCTGCTTCGGCTGCCACAAGGGCGGCACTGTGATTGACTTCGTGATGGCCATGGAGGACGCCGGCTTCACCGAGGCGGTCAGGATCCTGGACGCCAAGGCCGGCACCGGCCTCCTGGACAGGGTGCGCCTGGAGGATCCCACCACCCGCATCCGCCGCGCAAGGCAGAACAGCGTCCGGGACGCCATTGTCCGGGGCTGGGATCTGCTCCTGAAAACCGCCCAGCAGGAAGCCGTTCTCCTGACCCGCGCCACACAGGAATACGCAGACATCCCCAGGGACGCCATGACCGGCAGGGACTGGATGACCTGGGGCTCCGCCATTGAGCGCCTGCAGGAGCTGGACGAGATCATCCGCACCGCCACAAATGAGAGAGAGGAGGCCAGAGCGTGGCGACCGACACCACTACCCCCCGGGGAGACGATACCCTCGTCCCCGGTCAAACCGTCTACACCGTCCCCCAACCTGACCCAGATGAAGGACAGGCTGGCGGCCGCACAAAACAAACTTCTGGCATATGGCTGAAAGACACCTACGGCAGGGCCGTGCCCGTCACCGTGTCCGAGCTGGCCGCCGACATGGACGCCGTGGCCTGCCTGGGCGAGATTGTGCGCTATAACGTGATGCGCAACCGCCCGGAACGCCTGGAGGACAACCGCTGGCGCGAGTGGACCGACGTGGACGACAAGCTCCTGTTCGCCGCCTACCAGATGCGGGGCGTGAAGAGCCGCCAGAACGTGCTGGACGCCTTCGACATCTTCCTCCACGAACACAAGGTGAACCCGCTGCAGCAGCTGGTGGAGGGCATCCAGTGGGACGGCGTGTCCCGGTGCTCCGCCTTCCTGTCGGAGATCATGGGCGCAGCTGACGACGACTACACCCGGGAGTGCTCCCGGCTGCTGTTCGCCGGCGGCATCCAGCGCCTGTACGACCCCGGCTGCAAGGTGGACTCCACCATCGTGCTCATCGGCCCCCAGGGCGGCGGCAAAAGCACCATCACCCAGTGGCTGGCCATGGACGACACCTATTTCCGGGAACTCAACACCATCGATGGCCGGGAGGGCGTGGAGATCCTCCAGGGCGCCTGGATCTGCGAGATCAGCGAGATGCTGGCCACCACCCGCGCCCGGGAGGTGGAGGCCGTCAAGGGCTACCTCACCCGCCAGGTGGACAGCTACCGCGAACCCTACAGCCGCCGGGTGACGGACATCCCGCGCCGCTGCCTGTTCATCGGCACCGGCAACAACCCCCAGTTTCTCACCGACAAGACCGGCAACCGCAGGTTCTTCCCCGTGATCACCGCCATCACCGGCGCCGCCCTGTGGGCGCTGGAGACGGACGTGAAGGCCTACATCGCCCAGTGCTGGGCGGAGGCCCGGGAGAAGCGCACCACCGACGAGATGAAGCCCGTCCCCAGGCCCGAGCTCATGGGCGTGATCCGGGAGAAGCAGGCCGCCGCCGTGGAGGATGACTGGCGCGCGGGAAAGATTCAGGAATACCTGGACATGAAGAAACCCGGCGAGGTGGTCTGCCTCCTGGAGCTGTGGACCGCTGCCCTTGGCTTTGACAGCACCGTGAAGCCCATGGCGAAGAAGGACTCCACCGACCTGGGCCAGATCATCCGCAGCTTCCCCGAGTGGGTGAACACCGGCGAGCGGATGCGCCTGGAACAGTACGGCCGCCAGCGGGTCTGGAAGAAGGTGGCCGAGCGCCTGAGCTTCCCGCCGCCCGAGATGCCCTTCGGCAAGAAGACCCCAGCGCAAAACCACCAGGACCCGCCGCCGAAGTTCCTGCTTTGACGCATGTCCACGCCTGTCCCGGGGTTGTCCCGTGGCTGTCCCCAGCTTCTACTCTATATCTACTCCCCTTTGGGACAAGAGGGACAAGAATATAGAAGAATAGTGTATGCAGTATAAAAAGAGAAACTGTTATCCAGTTGTCCATTTTGTCCCACTTGTCCCACGCCGAAAGAAAGGACTGACACCACATGATGCAGACACCACACCGCGAACAGGCGCTGAAGGGCTTGTTCAGTCTCATCGAACAGTACGAAACCCCGCCCACCCGGGACGCCTCCACGGACGAGGGCGCCGCCTTCTGGCGGGCCTGGGGCGCCGACCTCAACCGCCTGGCCGACAGCTGCCGGAAGGATCCGCTGATGCTCTACCTCCTGAACGCCTACACCGATTACATGATCGACGCCGGCCGCGCCCTGGCTGTGCACGGCCACGGCCTGGAGTGGGATGGCCGCACCACCGATGTGCTGATCCGGCTGCGGGGCGATGAGGTGCCGAAGACGGAGCACTTCCGCGCGGTCCTGAACGCCTCCCCGGCCGGCACCCAGGCCGCAGCCGAAAGGGGGTGGATCGGATGAACCACACCCTCAACATCCACACCCGCCGGTGCCCGCAGTGCGGGAAAGAGTTCGTCCCCACCAGCCAGTGGGCCTACCGCAACAAGACGAAGACCTGGTGCTCCTGGAAGTGTTTGAGAGAGGACGAGGCCGGCATCCCGCCGCACGTGCCGGAAAAGCCGAAGAAGCCCGCGCCGGCGGTGAACCCGCCCGCCCAGCCGCTGCCCGTGGAGGTAGTGGCGATGGCGAAGGCGTCCGAAACGGTGAAGGCGCCGCGGAAGAAGCGCACCGTCCCGCGGGGCGGTAAGACCTGGACCCTCGGCAAGGCCGCTTATGAAAGCTTGCATGCCGGAAAAACGAAGAAGCAGATCGCCACGGAGCTGGGGATCACCCTCTCTTATGTCAACATGGCGATGCAGTTATACCGCAACACGGAGCACCTGCCCGGCATGAGCGAAGAGGAGCGCATCCGGCGTGCCAACAATGCCCTGGCGGAGAAGAAGATGCGCAACCTGAGCGGGGAGAAGACCGCGCGCCTGGCCGCTGCCGTCCACCGCATCCACGCCCTGCTGGCGGAGATCCGGGAGGAGGTGGGCGTC